CTCCCAAGTCTATGTGAGAGTTACTCCACAAAGACTAGCTCTGCAAAGCAACAATCGTTCCCCTGACTTGATATGTGTTATATCAAGGTTTTAGACAGGCATATTGCTATACCTGCACCCACCTCTTACGGAGCTTCACGTCGAAGCGCCGAACCGAGTCACTCAAATGGGTAGGATCATCTCTCCCGATGAGGGGTTGATGAAAATACTTAATGAGTGCGGGATACCCGTCGAGTTCATCCTTACGACGCGAGTTGTAAGGAACATAGGTTCGAACTTCGAACCTATGCAGATTCTCATTCCATCTCTGGGATGAGGCTTGATCAAGACGTGTATGCCAACCAAGGCCCGAAGAGTTCTTAGGAACTAGTGGCAGGTGTCTCACCTGTTCACAGATTTCCTTAAGGCAATTCGATGTCTCATAGTAGCCCCTCATCCATAGTTGATTAGATGAGGATACTAAGGACACAAAGGCACTGGCATCGGCGGAGGCTAAGTCTGGATCGTAGCGTAAGTAGACCGGGGTTACATCAACCCCCCGGAATGCATCAACGCCACAACTTTCTCGAAAGTTTCCAGTCGAGAAGGTTTTCCCTTGGTTGATCTTAAGACCAAAGGAATTGATCCAGTCAGCAAAGTCCTGAAAATGTTCGGTTCTGAGGATTATGTCGTCCCCAAAAACTCGAACATCTCTAGCCGCACAACGAATTTTCTCGCTCGTAAGGAAACGTTCCTTCGAGAGAATCGATGTAATTGCAAGACAAGCAAATACAATCACTGCACGGGAAATGTCGTTGCGTTACCCATACCGGCGTACTTCTTCAGCGTGATGACATTGCTGTCAAGATTCACGTTGGGCGTACGGCTTGCTAGAAGCGCTTCAAGAAAGCGCGGTCTGTTGTGAAAGGCAGCCTTTACAACTTGTAAAGAAAGTCGATCACTAGCAGACGACAAGTCAATCGTACACCAGTCACCAGAGAGGGATCCCTCAAGAGCCAATACTTGATTCGGAACTTGAGAGTCAAGTGTTAGGCATTGTGACAGAATTTTGCATTTACGTATCTCTACGCGTAATGCATTATTCAAACCTTGTTGAACAAACTGGTTCAAACAGGGTTCCACCGTTATGGTGCGAAGAGCAGAACAACTCTTCGGAACTGTCACTAGCTTTGCACAAGAGCTAGAGGGGTCATCTTGGAGATCATCTGTCTCGTAGTATCGGTCTGCCAACAACGAAGAAGGCAGATCGTACCCTACTAGACAAAGTCTTCGGTCATAATCAAGTAGACCGTGATATACTTCAAGCCACTTCTGGTTTGGCGTATATCCCTCCAAGACAGCACCAGGGCCATGTCTGCAGTCGAAATCCTGGATAAAGTCAAGTCCAGGCATGACGAACGAGCAAACATGTCCGAATCGCAAGAGCCGAGACATATCAACATCTCGTATCTCGCTATCGACCGTCTCGAAATCTCTAATGGCCTGACGATGGAGCTGAGCAGCTCTATCGTCGCCCGGTAGATATTTCTTAAAAAGATAGCATACCTGTCGCATGCTAACAATAGCATCGATAGATGGGTTATCTCTAAGACGACCTGTTTTAGTATCAAAGACATGGCGTGCAATACCCGAGAGAAATTTCGGGATTTGCCCATTCCGACTGAAACCTGGAATGTTGGCCATCTTGCCGGAAGCAAGGCTCTGATCAAGAGCCTTACCGAAAGCAGGAAGGGCGACGGATAAGTATCCACTGCCCTCGTCTTTAATACGTGCTTCGATGGAATGTAAGTCCCTATCGAGACCGACAGCATCAGGGTGCATCCTCTTCAAATCTAAGAAGAGGCTGCGCGAGAGACTCATCAGGCTTTTCATCTCTTGCCTCACTTGGGGCTGGGAGATCCTGCGCCTGTGGAAAGTCGATCCCGCAAGTTAAGTGGGCGCCAGACACGGAACAAGTAACTCCGTACTGGCTAAGCGTCCCACAACCTGCCAACATGAGGAAGGCCGGGCAAAGAAGCCCGGCCTTAACGATGTTTCTCATTGATTACTCCTAAGGAGGTCAATGGTACGCATCGCCCCCATGATGGAAGCTCAATTCCTGACCAACCAAAGTTGCTAACTTTGGAAGGAATTGAACTTCGAAATAGTCACGTCGCTATCGGCAAGCGTGTCGGTAAGCGCTTTAACAAGCGCATCCTTCGCCGCCGCAGTCCAACCAAAACTTGGGAAGGACGCGGATATGCTGACAGAGGCAGTCTGCACTGAGTTTCCCCCAGTGATGGGGTCGACCGCAGTGACGGTCTGCGTGATCTGCATATAATGCCGTTCGCCCGTCTTGGCGTTCGAAGAATGGCTGAATTTGAGGCCGTAGTTGTTAACTACGTCCTTACGTTCAGACCCTTCTCCGTTCCAAGCGATGACAGCAAAGGTCAATGCTGGCGTCGGGGCGGAAGCCGCGACAGTGATGGGATCAACTAACATAGGCGAGACTCTCTTGCTGGGTTGTCTTATTACCACACTGGTAGTAAGATTAGAGGAACTTATTCAAAAGTGCCTCTAGGATTGCACGTTGGGTGGGACTGAGTCCCTTGCCCGCTGTAGTTTTAACTTGTGCTAGCGACGATACACTAATTCGTAGCTGGTACGAAGCTCGGAATAGCCCGCCAATCCGCATCCTCGGTGTTACCGGGGATGAGTAGGATTTGCCGGACGTCCAATGCGAGTCGTCGGTTGTCTGATTCCAAACACCCTGCGTTGCGGTAGCTTCTAACTCACTTTCATAAGTTAGAAAACCGTAGTTGATAAGGGTCCGGTCCGCGCATACTTCCTCCGCGAGGCGGATGTATGACGAAAGACCGGAAAACCAGTCAACAAGCCACGTCCATGGTATCAAGTTAATGATATCAGAGGGACGTGGACACGCACCAAGCTTCTCCGCGACTAACCTATCGCGAAGAGTCGGGATGTCTAAAGGAGGTAACATAACTCCACTGTTAACTACGCAGCGGAGCCGAATCCGGCGCCGACCCTTCACAGTGAAGGGATCGGTCGGATCGGGAAGTACCCCTTGGGCGACATAGGTGTTTATACCAGGGTAGGAGGTCCACTCTTCTTCCGGCAATGTTACGCCGGTGGAGAGCGTCATTAGTTTACCGTTATTGCGGATAAGGGCGTTAACTTCCCTGGCCGCACGTTCCGGTTTACCAATGAGTGACTGCAGTGCCTGATAAGTAGACTGCCAGCCAAACTTGAAAGTCAAGTAGGCATCGGAAGCCAATTTATCAGCGTGAAGTATCACGTTTACCTGCGCCAGCGATGGTGCAAGTTCCTTGATCTTCGCGAAGGTCCAAAACGAAGGTGAAGAAAGGGCACGTGCCCAGTTTTCATATCCGATAAGGGCCTCGACGTTGCGCCAGAGGGCAAGTGTGCCCCGCAGAGTTTGAGGAAGGTCCTTAAGCTCCGCTACCTGATAAAATGAATTATACAAGCGTCTAGAGGGCAAACATTGCCCAACGAGACTGTCTATGTTCTTAGCGAATAAGACATAGGCATTTGTACGTTCATAACCAGGGATAGCAGCAACGCTTACTGCGTCACAGGATGCAGAGGCTCCCAGATAGCTAACAGTATGTGTTGCCGTCGTGGTACTCGTTGTTAGCGGTACCTGAACGTCATTATACTGGTAGATATGAGAGTTCCATCCGATCGAAGGAGTAAGGGCATCGAATGTTGGAAACCAACGTTCGAATTCGCCTTGGGATTGAAGTCCAAGACGTTCCCTAACGGCTCTTTCAAATGGAATCTTCTTCACACCCGGATTACGAGTTTTCCATGTCGTATCCGATACGAATCCAATCAGCTGTTGTTGCACTCCAAGAGTGGAGGTAACATTGCTATTGAGTCCGATGGTGTCTGGTGAGTTGGCTAACACGTAGCCATGCCCGTCCCACTTACGATAATTGGCAATAGTTCTTGAAAACGCCTTGTGGCGTGATTTCAAGGTAGAGCCTCTTAAAGTAATAGTGGTACGGGTCCTGTTCACGGGTACAGGAGTTTGAGGATAGATCATCGGAACGGCTTTGTTTGACCGCTCCCTTAGATCTTTGTCAAATTGCCAATACGGGTTTAGAGTTAAAGCTAAACTCGGAATCAGCGTGTTACCAAAAATACGGTACACCCAGTACTCGAGATTCCTTCCCTTTCGGGAAGCAGCATCCACCTCCAGTGCGCGTGCCCGCTGTCGATAGATATCGAAAGCGAG